GTACAGCGGCGGTTATGTTGCCGCCAAGACTGACAGCACCACTGAATGTCACAAAGTCATTTGTGATCGCATCATGTCCAGTGTCTGTAACAGTAATAGTTGCCGAGCCATTGGTCGCTGCAAATGCACCACTTAAGACTACTGTGCTGCGGATCGGGGTGATGTCGTTAAACACCCCGCCGCTTTCAATGTAGAACTTAAGATTTGTTCCTACGCCGAGGTAGTTTACGCTGTCTAAGGACGACCAGTTGATCAACTCACGGCACGTTCCAAGGAATGCGTTTAGCGAGTACTTGGCCCACCCACCGATAGATTGCGGAAAGCTGTTCTGAAACCGCACAAGGTCGCAGTCATACCACCCACCTTCATTGGTGTAGGCAGTAATGTCCCTTACTACTCCGGGCTTGAACTGGATCTTTTGCAGGGCCATCCTTCGTCCTCATATGCAATACGTGTTACTCGTACATGATGTTGATAGAGCCAGCGTCAAAGGTGTCTGTGCCGTTAACTGTAGTGATACGAACCCTGTCTAATGTGCCTGATAAAGTTACTCCGCCAGCGCACCATTGAGCATTGCTTGCAACACTTCTGCCTAATGCTCCTGTTTCTGTCCATGTGTTGCTACCCAAGCTAGTAATAGTCATGTTCCCATACCATAAATTTGCAGCTGCATTAACAGAAGTAAATATAAATCCAGAGGTAGCCCTTACTGCTGTAACAGTTGTAGCATTATCACCTTGAGCAGCAGTAGCATCGTAAGATGTTGATTGAATCGTTCCTGCACCAAGTTGAATTTGTAAGTTACTTGTACCGCTTGTACTCACCCCACTAAACATCACCGTAATACGCTTCACCCATGACGGTATGCTAGTAAAGTCGATGCTAGTGCCAGAGGTAGACGCCTGTGCTGTAGCACTAACTATTGGAGCAAGGGTTCCGGTAGCCGCTACAAGCGTCTGGGTGTTGGTCCCTGCTACCGCAGGAGCAGCAATCGTGAGTGTTCCAGATGTAGAGCCATTCAACACAGGACTTTTGGCTAGTGTAACCTCACCAGACGTACCTAGTGTGATGTTGACAGTGGCGGAGTTTGGCTCTTGGATGTTGGTAGCTTTTACGGTACTCATGGTAGTTAATCCTCACTCGTACATAATGTTGATAGTGCCAGCGTCAAAGGTTGGAGTACCTGAAACAGTTGTAATGCGAAGTCTGTCAAGTGTGCCACCAAGAGTTATATCTCCACCACCAAATCCAGTTTGATTTGTAGCAACTTTAAAAGTGTGATCCGATACCCAAATATTACTACCTAGCGTTTGTATTTTCATTGAACCACTAAAAGTATAACTAGCTAAATCATTCCAAACTATAAACCCTGCAGTGGATGAAACATTAGCTACTGTAGTAATGTTATATTGACCTGTTGATATGTAACCTGTGCTCGTTACACTTCCTGCGCCAAGCTGAACCAAGATATGTGATGTGCCACTTGTACTAACCCCACTAAACATCACCGTAATGCGCTTCACCCATGACGGTATGCTAGTGAAGTCGATGCTGGTTCCAGACGTAGATGCCTGAGCAGTTCCGCTAATAAGCATCAAATTACCAACTGTTCCGGTGACAATACCGGACGAGTCGATCCGCATGGCCTCAACACCACCTTCAGTAAAGGCAATGGTATCAGCGGCAGGGAAGAACATACCCGTGTTGGTGTCAGCACCCTGCACTGCTGGAGTGGCAGCAGAGCCATCAACACCAGCTATACCCGTGGTTCCGCTTATGGTTACTGTCATGTTACGCTCCCGATCTCAGGCCAATTTTGGTTCATTACAGTGGTAATCAACGACAATACATCCAAGCATCCCGCAACATCGACCTCAAGCCTCGCGCACTCAGTAACCACTGCCCCTCTATATACCACACTTGCAGCAGGAATATCTACACTACGCTCAATTTTACGGATCACCATCCAGTCTGTCTGAGCAAGGAGTTTACCTGCTGTGTCCTTGATTTGGCGGACCCAATACTCCTTTAAGCCGTCCAAGTCTTTTGGATTGTCTACGCCCCAGTAAAACCTGTCGTCGTAGGGCTCAGGATCAGCGACCTCGGTAATGCCGATAGCATTCTTTTCTTCAATGCTGGTTAGCCGCAACCAATTAGCGGGATACGATGTTCCATCATGGGTAAACCCAGTGTCTAGCGGCAGCGACCGATTGTCTAACATGAACATAGTGTTACCTCGCTAAAGAGTACTTGAATGGATTTTCGGCGAATGCCATGTAGATGTATGTAAAGCCTGATTCATTAGTTGTGCCGTTAGCAAATCTTAATTTAAAACCGTTTGAAAGAACGTCACCACCTCTACTACTTATTTCTGCGGCAGAAGAATTAGGTGCTAAACCGTTATCGTTAACATTAGAAGTATTTCTTGAGGTATCAATGATTTCCCAATTATCAGTGCCACCTGATGTTTTTTTAAACATAATCCAACGAGGTCTAAACCCTGTAAAAATAAACGGCCCATCAGTCGATCCATTGCCTGTGTAGGAGCCGAATGCCGAGTATCCTGCTACTGCGGAAAAGCAGTAGGCGACGTGTTGACCACCACCTGTAGTTTGGTTGGTATCCATTGCCGCACCAGTACCAACCGAGAATACTGTGGAAGATGGCGTAGCCGTAAATCCTTGGGTATCCGCAGAGATAGCATTTGTTGAATTTAAAAGAAGTTGTTGATTTGCTCCTACCGACACATGGTAAACGGCCCATGAAGTAGTAGTTTGTCTATTTTTAATAATAATCATGCTGGGTGCAACACCCAATCCATGACCAATCGTAGCCGCTGCACCCGTACCCGTGTAAGTCACAACGCTAAAGCCAGCAGTAGGATTTGCCCTTACTTGTGCTGAGATTGAGCCGCTAGTGTTGGTTACAGTTGAGCCGCCAGCGTTCCATTGCCAAGCAACAAACGTGTCCCCGTTAAAGTTTACTCTTCCGGCCCCTGCGTTATCAGTACCAAGAGAAAACCCATTTGAATTAAATGCAGTTAAACCAACACCTACTGCTTCCGTTGTTTCCGCATTTGTTGTATTTGATTCAAGGTGAATTCGTACTCCACGAACACTATCTAGTAGGTTGGAACTTGCTACCGCCGAACGATCTTTAATCCACACCCAGTCAGGTTGAAACGTAGTGCCAATCGTATTGTTAGCACTATTTGCAATGGTTAATGCTGCACCCGTACCCGTATAGGTCGTAGCCGCCATATAACTAGCACCATTCTTGATTGTCGCATCAGGAAGGTTCTGTGTATTTAGAGCAAGGAACCCCGATGGTGGCGTGTAGGTAAATGGGCGTTGACCGAAGTTCCATAATTGTGTTGCTGTAGTTTGTGCAAAAGACGCACAAAAAAACATAGGTGCTGTTTTTGGAACACCTGTTACTGTTGCTTGTAAAGAATTGTTTCTATAAATTGCTATAGTTTGTGCATCATAATCGTATGCAAGTCCAATCACATCACTTGATGCAATAGTGAAAGATGTTCCTGATGTGCCGTTGGCGTATGGAAATCCAGTAACTCCAGCACCATCATTAAAAAATCCATATATTCCTGATGCATTAGTACTTGACGATTGCGTCAAGGCACTTGAGCCACTCATAACGCCAGCAAAAGAATTAGAACCAGTTTGCGTTACTTCTGCGTACCATTTACCAGAAGTTACTGCAATAGTTGAACGAATGGTAAACCATGCAGATGCAGCATTACTTAAATTAAGATTACCACTCGTTGGTGCTGGTAAACTTGCGTGTTTATCTAATGGATTCATCACCGCATAATTCCCTCGACCAGTACTGCCATCAGGGAATGATGTTGGGCTATCAAGCATGGAATCGTATGTCGCACCAGCAGTCACGCTAATGTTGTTTGGCGTCCAGTTATTGCCGTTGCCCGAATAATCTTTGCCAATGGTTGCGGCTGTCGATGCAGAGTTATCGCTGAAGTTCAGATAGGCACCATTTGTACCATATGTGCCTGTGTACTTCTTTGGCTTCCATACGCCAGTGATTGCGTCATACTCGCCAAAGCTGGATGGTGTGAGGGCTTGGCCATCGACAAAGTTGACTTCAGTCATGTAGCCGTCAAAATACTGACTTCCCGCACCTGATCGACCAATATTGTGACCATTAGTGTTATTTATAAATCCTGTAGCATTTTGTGATCCAGTAGTTTGTGTTGTATAATCAGTTATCTCAACCCCATTTACATAAATGTCTATTCTATTTGTTGATGTTGCTTGAGTCGAGTCATAAACGGCGACCACATGATACCAAGCCGCTGGGTCACGATAAACAGATCTTGTAACCCAGTTAAATATCGCAGTAGAAGCAACCCTATTTTGTAATTGTATTTTATCTGAGGAATCCCAAAGAACAACCGTAAAATTATTTGCATCGCTATAACCTTGGAATAAAACTTGATCTGAAGTTAAACTCCCACGTTTAATCCAACCGCTCCAAGTCCAAGTAGTTCTATTTGTTGCACTTGCAGGAGTCCTATTAAAATAAGCTGTTGCAGATGATCTAAGCCGCACGGAACGGCTGATCTGGTATCCGCTTGGGCTAGTAAAAAGTTCATTCTTTGCAGAAAACATTATGCAAACGCCTGTGCTATTGTGCCATACCAATTCGTGCCATCAGAAACAAACGTAAGAATATCACGCCCCGTTGTAGCTGTTGTGGTCAATGTTGGTGCTGCTCCATTAGGAAATTTTACCGATGTGAATGTTGCAGTACGTGAACCAGTGCCATCTTGAGTTGCTATCAGAATAAACGACTTACCCGCCGTTGCTGTCGGCATGGTAAAGGTGCAGTTGCCCGTCATAGTTACTGTCTGTACCGTTCCAGCCGTCAAAGATAAGGTCTGTGTTGTTCCTGAATTACCAATAGCTGTAACGCCTTCAGTGTAGTCATTGATGCTCGGGTTAGTCAGTGTTTTACTTGTGAGCGTCTGAGTAGCCGCCAGACCTACAAGAGTGTCTGTCACAGCAGGAAGCGTGAGAGTGCTGGTTCCGGCAACGGCAGCGGCGGTAAGTGTCACCGATCCAGATGTCGATCCATTAAGTTGTACAGGCATCAGACAATACTCCATGTGCTGCCAGAAGGAACGGTGACCGTAACGCTGCTGTTCACAGTGATTGGTCCAAATGTTCCGGCGTTTTTGCTGGCGGTAATCGTGTAGTTTGCTGTTACGGTTTGACCATTCTCGTAAAATATCTCGTCCGAACTGCCACCCGTTGCGCCACCACCGACCGTGCCCCAAGCCGTGCCATTGTAGCCCTCGAACTTGACGACATCCGTATTAAATCGAAACATGCCGGATGCGGGTGAACCGCTGCGATTAGCTGTCGTACTTGCTGGAACCTTGATCTGGCCCGTGCCAGACATCGTGATATCCGCAGTAACTGTCGTGGCACCAAGGGTTTTGTTTGTTAACGTCTGTGTGCCAGCTTCTGTCGCAGGGGCGTTGGCAACTTCAACAACATTGGTACTATCTGTATAGACAATAGCTTTTTTGCCCGCTGCAATAGTAACGCCCGTTCCCGCCGTTGTTTTTACAAGTACTGAAATAGAAGTATTATTGAACAAAAGATAGGGTTTATCAACAGTCGGAACAATAACTGTATGAGTAACTGTTGGTGTACCAGTAAACTCGATAACGTAATTACGCCCTACTGAAGTTGCACCATCAGGAATTGTAAGGGTAGTAGTCGCACTAGCACCCGTAAGTGCCTGTGTAGTGTAGCCAGCGACAGCCTCTTCAACCAACGTACCAAGGTTCGTATTGGTCGTGTCACCCCACGTACCGGACTGATCGCCAGTACCCATCAAAGTAAGTTTAAGATTAGGTGAGTAAGTACTTGTCATGCCAAAAACCTCTAGGCGGCTATCTGAGTCCAGTTTGGAGACTGAGATGGTGTGATGGGACTATACCCCGGAACTTGATTTGGTGCAATCGTTACCCACGCAGGAATTTGGGCCGGAACAATCTGACCCCAGACAAGCACCTGTCCAGCAGACCCTGTGGCAAATACACCTGTGACATCGACACTGACTGCAACAAGTGCAGTGCCAACACTGCCTGTGGCAAAGACCCCTGTGAGATTCGCATCAACATCTGCTATAACAGCTATGCCAACATTACCTGTGGCAGAGACACCTGTGACATCGACACTGACTGCAACAAGTGCAGTGCCAACGCTACCTGTGGCAACTCCAACATCAATCGCACCCGTTCCAAACGCACCCAGACCCCATCCTTGGGATCTAGACCATCCTTCAAAGGCTACGATTGCATCGGTCATCGGTCATCACGCTATGCGAATAATGGCACTGGAAGCATCGTTTGTTGGGAAAACAATGGTAAATGTACCAGCAGTTGCCGTCTTATCTGAGCCAAAATCCAACACAACAACCGACTTATTAGCCTGTGTAAAATTATAAATCAGTGCGCCGCGAGCAGTAAATGACGCTGTGGACCAAGAAGAATCGGCAAAGTCAGCAAAAGCTGTCGTGCCAGAAGATGACGTTGTGCCAGATGTCAGCGTGTTGCCGCCAGCAACATACGCGGAACCAGACGTGTTTGTCGTTTCGTTGGTGGCGGAATACACAGTTGTTGAAGCATCTAGCGTTGCCGAAGACGTGTACAGAGCAATATTAAACGTGTCCGCTGCTCGAACAGGTGAAGAGGCGGACGCAGAGATTGCGTGTACGCCGCTCATCAGTTGCAGCTTGAACGATGTACACATGAAGTTTCCAGTAAATGCCATCACGGCCTCCTTATAAGTTCAGCTAATTGTGGTTGACCAGCTTCTGTCACCAGATGACTGACCGTGGATCTGTCGCATTGTATAGCACGTTTCATGTAGTGCAGTATAACCTGTTCTACCTGATTTTGAAATGCTATTGCTTGACCTCGGATTACATCCGGCGCAGTAGCCGATACATCGACAATCCTCTTTGATGCCTGTTCCGCCCAAAACTCAGGAGGATGACCGCCATTGTCCGACGTAACTACCTCAACTGTAAATGTTTCGGTTTGCATCGCTGGGGTAAACATTAACTCGCCTTTACTCTGATAAGACCATCACGATAAGCATCCACATTTTCACGGCCTTCCCCATAATTTTTCAACCTAGTCAACGACTCAATAAACCGTTGGTTGTATAAATTCAACAAGTCAGGCTCACCTTTCATAAAGGTGTATGCTTCTACTAAAGAGCCATACAACATTGCTTCAATAGCATTGTCGCCAAGCCAAGTTGTTCCAGAAGCCGTGATACTGGCGGGCTTGTAGTAATAGTGGATTTCAGTAACAAACGCCGCATTTGGCACAGGAGCAATCAGGAAGTTGTCTTTATCAAACAAAGCATAGTACTTTGGAATACCAGTGGCCTCGGTTGGGTTATATTCCTGTAGGTACTCTACATCTTTGTTTAACAAAATAACCTTTGACCCAGAAGACGTAATAATCAAGCTAAACGGGGCTAAAAAATCCGTTGGGGCTGTCAGATACTTATTTGAGGCAGTCATTGTGCCAGTGGCGTTTTTCCTGAAGTCTTCGAGATCGACAGCGTAGAAGATGCGTTCTTCGGCACTCTGGATAAAGTTGTCGATATTTGCCGAAAACGTTGTTTCGTCATACTCGGTATAGTCTTTGATGGCTTGCACCAACGTAGCGTATGTCCAACCCATCAGAGTATCTCCACCGTAACGTCTGTTAACTCACCAAGTGCCTGTGACCCTTCAGCGGATACAGATACATTTTCAGTAGCCTGAATTTCAACAACACCTACCTGCGTAATCATCTGTAGTAAATCATTTTCTACAAACGGGAAAATAAACGGACCAACAGGCACAGCCATAATTTCTTTTACATCAGGACGAGGTTCATAAAGTGCTTGTGGCTCAGTCGGTGGGTAGATAGGGTCCAACTGAGGGTGCTTGGCTTCCCAACATTCAATACAGGTTTTGAACCCTGTCCATTCCTTTTTCAACTGTAGGTAATCGTATTGAAAACCACAGCGGTCGCAAATTGCTAGTGATTTTTTCCCTACGGCGAACTTTGCCATTGGTTACACCACGTTGTAAAAGTTACGACTTGAAACAAGCTGTAACGAAGCCCTATCGCGATCTTCAGATGCAGCACGCTCAAATTCTTGGTCATAAACAGCTTTAAGCAAAGTTACTCTGTCAGGGGCTTTTTTCATAGCGATGTAATACGCTAACCCTGCCGCCAAACAAGGATAAAACCTAAAAGGTATCTGCAGGGTATTAACACCTGAACTAGCATCGTCAATGCGCACAAGTTTTTCAACTACCAAATAGTACGTTTGATCAGGAGTAGGCCAAACCTGCACCGTTGGTGTAATGCTACGATTGACGACATATTGCGTTGGCCGAGCCTGAGTTAGCTTATTAGGAATACTCAAATAGTAATCCCTGCCGATACGGTCAATAGTTATGTCCGACTGCGAAGCGGTGTTTACCCCCGTTGACGAGCGTATAACAGCGGAAAGGATGTCAATATCGTACGCATTAAGTGTATACGAGTCTACCCCCGCACTCAACGTGATACTTACAGTTTCGATAGTCCACTGATTTAGCCCACGGTTCGCCCATTCAGCAAGCAGCAAGTTTAAGCTACGACGTGCAGTTCGTTGATCGTATCCAGTGCGGATTTCTATACCGCACCGTTCAAACGCCTCTTCGATGTATTCTGCAACGTCTAACTCAAACGTTTTGGTGCCACTTACTGCCATCTTAATACACCTTGGTAGGACGTGCGCGTAATACCATACCACCACCACGACAAAGGACACTACCACCTTTTTTCATCGCCATAGGTTTTTTCTTAACCATGCCACCCTTAGCATACCCCTGTGACATAGCATTACCACCTGTCATACGGTCTTGTACGTTAAGACCACCCATAGCAGGGTTAGCCCCCGTAGCAGACTTACCATACTCATTGGGCGAATAATACGGTGACGATGTTTCCTGCTGTGGTTGTGCCGCCGCGACATTACCCGCTGTTTGCTGCGAAGCCCTACCAGATAAATCTGCCGTGCCAATAGGGGGCGCAGCGACTTCACCACCATCAGCATATCTACGCGGCTTTGACTTACCTGCCTGTGAAAGAGCGATAGCTATGGCCTGTTTGGGGTTTTTAACTATCGGACCCTTCTTGCTACCCGTATTCAAAGTCCCAGCCTTGAACTCGCGCATTACTTTGCTTATCTTTTTCTGAGACTTCATTTTGTCCTCGCAGCTTTCATGTTGTCAATCAAATTGGGATAAGGACGACCCGCCTTTTTTGCAGAAGCCTTAGCCGAGGCCTTCTTTGAAGGAGACATTTTCTTTGGCTTGCCCAAAGACTTTGGTCGCGTCTTATCCCAAATTGGCTTTTTCATATCACTTACCACGGCCCTTTGGCTTACCAATAGCAATCATAACAGCTAGACCACGGCCCTTTTTAGCCTTTGTGCCGTGAGCCATGCCCCCATGCTTCATGGCTGCATCTTTGTTCTTGGTAGCCATGCCACCCATCGCCATCTTACCCTTGCCGTCAGCGGCAAAAGAAGGAACCTTTTTACCGTCTTTCATGACCATTGGCATACCGCCCTTGGCATATCCTTTTTCCATAGCCATGCCACCATCACGCATCTTGGTAGCCATGCTCATCTTTGGTTTCGGCTTTGGTGTAGGCATGCCCATCCCCCGTGGACGAGGGTCTTTAACAACTGGCTGACGAGGCATATTTGGATTGGTCATACGCATGGTAGTCTCCTATCTGTTTTCAACTAAACGATCTATTTTTTCTTCAATCCGATCAAATCTTTTGATAAGTTGGTCTAGATCGTTATGAAGATCTACTCGGGTAACATAGTTTCGGGCTATGTCTTCCCTCGTATTTGAAGTATGGCGGAACAATTCGTTAACCCTGCCGTTAAGATACACTAACACCCACGCCGTGGGTATGAGGATTATCGTTAAAAGTATATTCCAAACAAAATCCAAACCAACCATCATGTCAGCATTTCCATCTTTTGCGGGCCTGACGAAGGCGGCTGTTTGGATCTTTTGCAGCTTCCGGGAACATCTTCGCTTGTCCCGCTGACCTTGCACAGTAAGACTTACGGCGTTTAGCGCGTTTCCCAGTAGGGTTATCTTCGGTAACGGCAGTACTCAACTTTGAGCCAGGATTAGAACGACGAAAGGCTTTAACGCCCTTTTCTGTCATGCCAGCACCCTGCTTTGTCGGGCGAAAGTTGCCAGACTTAACAGATGTCTTGATTCCCATGCCCTTTGCCATCAGAAGTTCTTTACCATTTCAAGAACAATCGTATATCTGTCGCCGGAAGAAGCACCTACTGTAGTAAAAAGAAGGTCGCCTGTTTTTCCCGCGCCAGCATTATTTGACAAACCGCCAAACCTGTTAAAATCAAACGAAACGAATTGGTCCGCACCAACAGTGTAACAAATAACGTCCGTTGACGCATCCCAAAGGAGGTCAACACCCATGCCAACTGTTATGGCGTCGAGGTTAACAATGTTGACTCCGGTGCAAGTTTGCCCTTGAAAACTAGTCAAGGCCGAAACGTCTACTTTAAGAACAGCAGACTCACCTGTTCCGTCGGAAATGTTGGTAAATTTCATGACGGCTGTTCTTGTGCCATCAAAAATTATCTGTGAAGTTACTGCATCTGCCATGTGATCTATCCTTCAAATAAGTGGAAGGGGTGCCAGATATTGACACCCCCTAAATCACATTAGGGAACGTAAGTACCCTGCTGAATGTAGTTCACTACCAGATAGCCAGTACCTGTGCCGGTGTTTGTTGATGTAATCATGATCTTTACATCAGTCGTCCCGACAGTAATCCAGTTACCAATTCGGGTTGCGTCTGCACCCGCCGTTGCGTCGATGATGCCAAGCGTACCGCCCGCAACTGCCGCAGCCGCCGTAAGTGCTGTTGCCGAGGCCGTTGTGCCAACTCCAAGGGTGGTAGCTGCACCGCTCCAAATAGCAGTTACATAGAGTTGAATGCTTGTGATTGTACTATTTGCTGGAATCACGATGGACGTCGTATAAACGCCCGCAGACCCGCCATTGGTAGCCTGTGTAATTGATTCCTGTTGGGAAAGAACAACTTCGCCGACGTTATTAATGTCTGTGCCAAGTGTCGTACCCGTTGTAGATTTGATGGTGCCAGCACGTATTGGGCCAGAAAATGTCGTCGTACCCATGAGGATCTCCTGTCGTTGGGTTGTCTGCCACAGTGGCAGTCAGGGATAACCATTTATTACATAAAAAAAGAGGCGGCGCAAGGCCACCTCTTTCTATTAGGTTTTTACAAAACCCTTACGCGCCCTGCGAACCGTAGATCGAACGGGGGTCAGACCAACCGAACGAATAACGCTCACGAGCCTTATAGCGCACGTTGCCTGTTTCAAAATCGCCTTCCATGGCAGTCTTGATCGGGCTACGCACAAAGTGCTTCAGGCCGTTTGGTGCATCAGTCTTGATGTAAAACGCATCAGGATCTGTGATAAAGTGGTTAACACAGAAGCCCTGTGGCATATAACCACCAGTCTTGATCGCGTTGATGTCATTATCAGCAGTACCAACACGCTGTTCCGACTTCAAGACGCGCTCTGCCGTAAACTGAAGCGCTGATGGAATGATCAGTTTCATGCCACGAAGGGCAGTCTTCAAACCACGCTCATCAATAAACGCTGCAATGTCGATCAGAGCCTGTTCGAGAGAAGTCTCGTTAAGATCTGCCTGAGTTGCGAGCGTGTTCGAGAAGTTGCCGCCACCAGTGGTAGGATGCGCACTGTTAATCAACGAAACACCATCGCCGCCCTTATAAGACGAAGAAAATGCGTTGTTGAGCACAGAAGCAGCCTTAACCTGTTTGGTGTTGGACATGCTGCGAGCAAGCGCACGCGTATAACGGGAGCTCAGCTTATCGTAGAGGTTATCTTCTACAGCTTCTTCCGTGATAGCAAATGCGAGTGCGACGGTTTCGTGTGTGTAACGAGCAGTGAAAGCCTCGCCAGCCGTATCGTATACGACCGCTGCGCCTTCGCCCTTTACAGGAGCCTGACCGAAACCAGAAAGCATGACTTCTTCTTCGAAGGCACGGTCTGAATTTTCCGTGTCGAAGATTTCAGTATGCTCATTGTCATAACGATCATACTCCAAGCCAAACAGGGCGTTAAGTCCCGGCTCCAGTTCCTTCAGGAGTTGTGAACGAGTAATAGCCATGGTTCATTACTCCTTAAATACCCGCGCCAGTGCCATTGGCATTGTAACGGTAGAAGTGATTGTTAAGCAACACAACCGCCAAACGCCCAGCCGACGCAGCATCAGAGTTTGAAGGAGTATCTTCAAAGCCTAGGATGCGCAGGTTAAGGGTATTGGTAGTTGTTGCCGTTGAAACTGCCAACTCACCTGCTGACAAGCCAGAAGTAGCATTACCCGTGATTGCAGTCGCAAAGTTTGCGTTTGCATGGACAAGAGAGTCTGCTGCTGCTGCATCGCAGTTGATCAAGAATGTTTGATCAGGGTGAGCAGAGATAGTCGCAGTCGCTAGTGAGTTAGCGAAAACGGCTGCTGTTCCCGGCCAAGATGGAGCCCATTTAGGCTTACCCGTCAGGTCGATATAGTTACAGCCAAGAAAAGCACCGAGAAGAGGTACAGTACCACCCGCAGCAGAAGCAGGAAGGTCAATCAGACCGTTCGCCAATGGAATTACAGGAGTACCCTGAAAAATTACCGAGGACGTTCCAGCAGTCGCCGCCGTCTGGATGTTAAATACAACATCACCGTTGGTATTTGCACCGCTTCCAAGCATACGATACGGGCGAAGCCCGAATGCGGCATCAAAATTTGCCATTGCTTAGATCCTTTGATTATTCGGCTGCACGATTGCCGCCGAAGGTGACTCGAGATTGCCGTTCAGGTTTGATGATCGGCATTGAAGGGTGTTGTTCGCGCAACAAATCATTGTCAACAGCGGCAATTTGATCGTTTGTCTGCTGTCGGTAATAAGCGTTACGCTGATTCACCAGATCTTGTGGAATACGAGCAAGAACTAAACCCCCTACACCGATAACTCCGGCATGCTTGCCGTCTTGCACGGTTGGAGATTCAAAGTCAGGGTATTCCTCGGCGCGAACAAGTTCGAAACCCTCGCGTAGGCGTGCGGAAAGATTTTTCCGATCATCGAGCCCCCCAGCTTCTATCCGAAG